TGTAATGAACGTACAAAATTATAGGATTTATATGTCAACCAGATCCCGCCGACAACAAAGACTTGCCATCAACGAAGAACTATATAGCTTCTATGCGCTATATAGCTTGCGTAAAAGGGGGGTAGATTGGGTGGGGGGAGATAGGGGTTTACCGACTGGCGCCTAAAGCTATTTTACACTTGTATTTCAGTTTTGTCAAGTATTATTTAATTTATTTTTAACTTGACAAATCCCCAAACAGGTGTATACTAGATCTATGAACCAATTATCCACACTAAATCAAACAGATAAGCGTAAGTTGTCTGAAAAACAACAATCTTTCCTTGATAATCTCATAGAAACCAAGGGAGATGCTAAGTTAGCGGCGTCATTGGCGGGATATAAAAGTTCTCACTACCATTTATTGAAGAGCTTGAAGCAAGAAGTATTGGATATAACCCAAGAAATACTCGCGCAATCGGCGCCTAAAGCAGCATTCAAACTCTTGGAGATCATGGAGTCTAATAGACCTATCCCACAAGCCAGCAATAAGCTCCAAGCAGCTCAATCGGTCTTGGATCGGGTGGGTGTTGTTAAGAGTGAGCGCCTGGATATCAATCATAGTGGTGGAGGTGGTATATTTTTACTGCCTGAGAAGAGAGTTATAGAGGCAGAGACTGTAGAAATAGAAGATAATGATGGCGCATGAAGAACTAGACAGCAATAACAAAGCATTCATGGATTTCTGTCGTTGGTTATACGATGAGAATTGTCACGAAAGACGTGAACATGGGCAAAGACCTTACAAACATTTTGAAGTTTATTATTTTGCGCACACTAGATGGTTAAGAGAACAATATGAAGAACGGTACAATAACAATGGAAATTAACTACAAGCATTTAGAACAAGAGAATGAGTCTTATTTTAAACATATGTTTGTTGCACTGCGCTATGCTTCTAAGTTACTCAAACTTGTTGGATGTTTAGTTATTCATGCTTTTTTACCTTTTATCATGTACAATGTCATGCGACCAACATTCATGAGAATTAATCAAGAAGACAACGAGCGTAAGCTTAGAAACAAGAATGCCGCCGATTAAATTCAAACCAACCGAGAAAAACTACGATAGACGCACAGGTAAGTACTCTACTACATATTATTACATGAAAGCTACATCAAAGAAAGATCTATTTGACTATTTAAACTCAAGCAATGCGACACCAAAGAAAACACACAAAGTTTTAAAAGAGCTACAAAGACGCGGAATAAAAGTAGCATGGAGTTAAATCAAGAAGAACTTAATATACAAGTACATAGTCTTCCTGCGGCTGTGATGTTAGAGTGTCAATTGCCTGAAGAACTTATTAATGATCTAAACGAATACTTAGACGAATACAAAGAAACAGCAGAGAAGAAATCATTGGCTGGAACACTTGTAGGTCAAATACACCAAGGCGAACAACTGCTCATGGACCACAAGCATAAAAGCTTAGAAGATTATTATAGCTTTATAACAACAATGGGAGCAATGTATATTAATACCTTTGCAAATATAACAGGTGCAGAGTTTGATCCAATCACTGTAGACATTGATGAACTATGGTCTGTACATAGTTTCGAAGGAGATTATAATCCGATACACGATCACGGCACTAAAACAATCATGGGTATATCTACTACTTGTTGGACAATGGTTCCAGAACAAATAGGTAAGCTCGGAGAAACAGAAAAAGGAAGTTCAGAAAACTATAGTCTTTATAATGACTCAGGTGCTTGTGACGGCTTCTTGGCTTTTACTTATGGTCGTAACGAAATAATGAACACTGAGAGATTAAGACCGCCACAATCAATTACACTACAACCTAAGATCGGTAGACAGTTAATGTTTCCGTCTTGGATGCAACACATGGTCTATCCGTTCTTTGGTGAAGGTGAGCGAAGAACAGTCGCAGCAAATTTAAATTGCTGGAAACAAGAAGAGATATGAAATACGCTACATTAATTATATTGTTTATTTTAACAGGCTGTAGTACAACCAAAAGCAGTAACACAAATGCAACATGGTATTGTCTTAACAAAGCATTTGAATACGAAGATAAATGTAATTGTACATTATATCCCAGAGGTGTCACAAAAGAAACTTATTGTGATGCGTGGGCAAACCTAACCCTACAAGGACACAATGTAAAATTAGAAATCCCAACAAACTAAAATAATAATAAAAAGGAAATAAAAATGAGCATAAAAAGAAACTATTGGTACATAGGTTTAAAAGATTGGTTCAAAGTTAGATTTCTTGATGCAGAGACAGTTACTGTCCGCGCTAGAAACAAGAAAGGACATTTTGTAAAAGATGATCCCAAGACTAAAAAGAACGAAGCTTACATGACAACTAAGAAACCAAGAGCCAAGAAAAAAGCTAAATGACAAAGATTTGGAGACAAAAAGAATGGGAGCGCAAGATTAAGCGGGAACCAGATAAACCCATAACTATTGCACCTGGAATAATAATTAATAAACAAAAGAAGAAAAAGAATGTTAAATCTACCTGAAGGATATATACGCAAAAGAAGCTCAACAATCCCATTTGGTTATGAGATTGATGAAGAGACAAAAGGATATTTAAAACCTATTCCACAACAACTGGAAGTATTAGAAGAAGTATCAAAGGCTGTTTATAAGCAGGAAATTAGTCTTGGAGTTGGTGTAGATTGGCTTGAAGCAGAGACAAATCGTTCCATGTCAAGAATGGGATTAAAAAAATATGTTGATAAAATATATAAAAAATCTAATTCTTTACTTGACAAAAGCTGAATATCCCTCTATACTATAAGAAAATAGAATGACAAAACTTACGAGAGCGAAGACAAAGCCTAAAGATCGTATAAAGAATTTAAAGAAGAGATTGGCGAACGCAGAACACAATCTCAAAAAGAAAGAGTCTAAGGTTCTAGAGACAGATAAGATACAGAAACACTTAGATGAAACAGGATCTAATGTTGCATTCTTACCGAACGAAGGTCCGCAAACAGATTTTTTAGCGGCTCCCGAAAAGGATGTTCTGTACGGTGGAGCAGCAGGCGGTGGTAAAAGTTTTGCAATGCTTATTGATCCTCTGCGCTATTGTCACGTCAAGGCGCATAGAGCCTTAATACTAAGGCGGTCAATGCCAGAGCTACGAGAGTTGATTGATAAGTCGCGTGAACTTTATCCGAAAGCTTTTCCAGGCGCTAAGTTTCGTGAAGTCGAAAAGCTTTGGAACTTTCCAAGCGGAGCAAAGGTAGAGTTTGGATTCTTGGAGCGAGATGCAGATGTATATAGATACCAAGGACAAGCATACTCTTGGATAGGTTTTGACGAGATTACACATTTGCCGACAGAGTTCAGTTGGAATTATTTAGCCTCGCGGCTTAGAACAACTGATCCGAGCATAGAGACATATTTAAGATGCACAGCAAATCCAGGTGGAGTTGGTGCGCAGTGGGTTAAAAAAAGATACGTAGAACCTTCAGAACACAATGAAACATTTAAAGGTGATGACGGTTTAACCCGAAAATTTATTCCCGCTAAGTTGATAGATAATCCATACTTAGCTGAAGACGGAGAGTACGAGAAGATGCTTCTTTCACTACCTCCAGTTCAAAGGAAACAATTACTAGAAGGTAATTGGGATATAGCAGAAGGCGCAGCTTTCGCTGAATTTGATCCTGAAATCCACGTGATTGTACCGTTTGGAATACCTGCTTGGTGGGAAAGAGTAAAGGCAATAGATTATGGATACGCATCTGAAAGCTGTTGTCTGTGGGGAGCCATAGATCCCGAAGACAAGACCATCATTATATATAGAGAATTATACAGAAAAGGTCTTACAGGGGAAGCTTTAGCAGACAATATCATCCAAATGGAACAAGATGAAATCAAATCTATAGCAGGTGTTCTAGACACCTCTGCTTGGGCAAAGACTGGCTATACTGGTCCTACTATAGGTGAAATATTACAGCAGCGAGGTCATAAACTACGCAGAGCAGATAAAAATAGATTAGCAGGTAAAGTGCAAATACACGAGTATTTAAAACAAACGCATATAACAGGGAGACCTAGGTTGCAAGTAGTTAATACATGTGTTAATTTAATAAGGGAACTACAAAGTATCCCACTAAGTAAGACTAAGCCTGAAGACGTAGACACGAATGCATCTGATCATGCATACGATGCTCTACGTTATATGTTAATGAGTAGACCTAGATTAGATAGTCCTTATGATAGGATGCTAGATCTAAAACGAAATATATATGAACCCGCAGACAGCGATTTTGGATATTAATAAATGGCAGAACAAGATAACACACTACTAAATGCAGACAATCTTTATACGGCAGTAGAAGGCGAAGACGGCAAGGAGCTTAATCTTGAGTTTGACCAGCGTTTAAATCTGGTTGGAGTAATTCGAGATCGTTTTAAAGTTGCAGAAGATGCACGTATAACAGACGAAAAACGGTGGATTAAGGCGTATGAGAACTATAGAGGACTCTACGGCAAGAAGATAAGATTCTGAGAATCAGAAAAATCTAGAGTCTTTGTAAAGATTACAAAAACAAAAGTGTTGGCTGCTTTTGGACAATTAGTAGATGTAGTATTTGGCACTGGTAAATTCCCTATAGGTATTACCGAAACTAAAATACCAGAAGGTGAGCGCGAACACGCACATCTAGATACAGAAAATCCTGTGCCAGGAATAGAAACTACACCAGAATTAGCCACTGAAGAGCCTACAGAAGAGCTTGTAGATAATCCATATGATGTTGGATACGCAGGCGATGGTAGAGTTTTAAAGCCTGGAGCCACTCTTGGCAAAGGTTTATTTGAAGAATCATTAGAAGACAAAGCAGAAAACGCAGGTTTACTTGCAGAGGGTTTAGTTCCTATCCCTCAAATCCCCGAACTTTCTCCTGCTCAAATGGCAGCTAGACGAATGGAAAAGCTGATCCATGATCAAATAGAGGAATCAAGTGGTTCATCTGAAATAAGGAACGCACTTCTTGAGGCTGCTTTATTAGGAACAGGAGTTATTAAAGGACCTTTCAACTTTAATAAAACTCTTAACCGATGGACCGATGATGAAGGAGAAAGACAATACAAGCCTTTGGAAGTGCGTGTACCTAGAATTGAATTTGTTAGTTTGTGGGATTTCTTCCCAGATCCATCTGCTACTAATATAGAGGAATGTGAATACGCTATTCATCGACACAAGATGAATCGTTCACAGTTTAGAGCGTTAAAGAACTTACCTTATTTTGATAAGGATGCAATTAGAGAATGCTTAATCATGGGAGCAAACTATGAAGAAAAGTATTATGAAAATCAATTGCGTGATAGTGATCATACGGAAGGCGTAGAGAATACAAATTATGAAGTCTTAGAATATTGGGGAGTAATGGATGCTCAGTCAGCAAGAGAAGCTGGTATTGAAGTCGGTGAAGATGTTGACGAGTTAGATGAATTACAAATCAATGCGTGGATCACAGGTAATAAAGTACTACGAGTAGTAATTAATCCATTTACACCGCACCGCTTACCTTATCATTCGTTCCCATATGAACGCAATCCTTATAACTTCTTTGGTATTGGTATCGCTGAGAATATGGATGACTCACAACAAATCATGAATGGACATGCACGTATGGCTATTGATAATCTTGCCCTGGCAGGTTCGTTGGTGTTTGATATAGACGAGTCTGCACTTGTAGGTGGACAGAGTATGGAAGTATATCCAGGAAAGATATTCCGCCGACAAGCAGGAATGCCAGGACAAGCAGTACATGGAATGAAGTTTCCGAATACCGCACAAGAAAATTTAATGATGTTTGATAAGTTTAGACAGCTTGCAGACGAACAAACAGGTCTACCAAGCTACAGTCACGGACAAACAGGTGTTCAAAGTATGACACGAACAGCCTCTGGTATGTCAATGTTGCTAGGTGCAGCCAGTTTAAATATTAAAACAGTGGTTAAAAACCTAGATGATTTCTTATTAAAGCCATTAGGAGAGGCTTATTTTCAATGGAACATGCAGTTCTTTGAGGGCAGTTTAGATGTTAAAGGTGATTTAGAAGTTAGCGCTACTGGAACTAATAGCTTAATGCAGAAAGAAGTACGAAGTCAAAGACTGACTACATTCTTACAAACTGTACAAAATCCAGCTATTGCTCCGTTTGTGAAGATCTCTAAATTGATAAGTGAACTTGCCTATAGTCTCGACCTTGATCCTGATGAAGTTTTGAATGATCAAGAAGAAGCGGCTATCGCGGCACAAATTATAGGAATGCAAAATGCTGGACAAAACATTGGCGAAGAAGCTCAAGCCGTTGGTCAACAACCGCCAACTATGGGAGGCGCTGAAGGCGCACCTGCAGGACCTGAAGGACAAGGAGTTACAGGCACTGGTGGTGGCAACATCGGAACAGGAAATATTCCGCAGCCAGGGGAAGATCAATTTTCTGGTACGCTTAGAGCGCTTGAAGGAACAGGTGGCGGAGGCTATCAATAGAATAGAGGAATAAAATGGCATTATTTGGCGGTAGTTTAAAGAAATATTTAAAACAAATCATGGCTAGAGTGAGAGCAGAGCGTGAGGAAATGATGTTACCAGTTGAAGGCTCAGGCATTAATCCTCCTCCTCCTCCTCCTCCTCTGATGCCACAAACAAGCATACCACAACGAGAGATGTATCAAGAAGGCGGTAACGTAGACGCACAGATGACAGATATGATGGAAGAACCAACACACACAATGCCTGACGGAACTGTAATGCCAGGCGCAACACACGAAGAATACATAGAATCAACACAACTTCCAGACGAAGAGATGGAAGAGGATTACGTAGAATTTATAATGTCTGAAGCTTTAGAGCCAGAAGAACAACAATATCTAACAGATAGACTTGTCGAAGATGATCAACTAAGTATGATCTTTGATAAAGTTGTTGAAACGGCGTCTGAATTTTCAGGCTCTGGATCAGTAGATGGTCCAGGCACAGGAATTTCTGATTCGATACCCGCAAGGTTATCGGACGGAGAGTTTGTTATGACAGCAAAAGCAACGGATGCAATCGGAGCCGATACTCTTCAAGAGTTAATGTCTCTGGCTGAACAAGAAGCAGAAACTGGCAGACAAGCAAAAGCAATTGGCGGAGAAGCACAACGAAAGATAGAGACAGCCTCTTCTACTATTATTGAGGATGATCCAATCAAACTCAAAAATAAAGAAGCTATGCGATCTTTAGATCCTCGTTTAAGCTTATTCGCTAGTTAATAACCGTAGAGCGACCTGTTCTAGTCAAACAGCACTCTACATAACTTTAAAAAAGTAAAGACCTTTTGATGCCACCTTACTTAGGCAAGCACTTATTTAGAAGACGTTCTTGGAATAAGCCACCTTCGGTATAGTAAGCACAAAGGAAGGAGAGTAAAATGACTGAAAATGAAAATGTGACTTCGGAAGAAGCACGAAATGAACCAGTACCTAATCCGTACAATGCGAGAAAATCGTGGCACACGGACGATGTTATGCCTAAAGAAGGCTTGACTGCTGAAAGTTTATTTGTTGCACCTCAACCCAAACAGGAAGAAGACGACCAACAAGAAGAGCCAAAAGCAAAAAAAGCTAAGCCTTATAAAAAAGTTGAGCATAACTGGAAAAAAAGGTATGATGACTTGAAAACACTGCGTGATACTGAACTCAACAAGTGGAGAAGCAGAGAGCAAGAGTTAATGGCTAGTAATAGACCAGAATATCAAGCTCCAAAAACTGTTGAAGAACTTGAAGATTTTAAATTAAAGTATCCAGATGTGTATGGAGTGGTTGAAACTGTTTCACATCTACAAAGTGAAGCGAAGACAGAGGCTTTAGAAGCTCAAGTCCTAGCCTTACAAGAGAGAGAAGCAGCAACCTTACGAAAAGAAGCAGAAACAGAATTGTATAATAAACATCCTGACTTTGCAGACATTCGTGATAGTGATGATTTTCACGATTGGGCAGCTTCTCAACCAGAAGATATTCAAGCATGGGTTTATAACAATCCTAATAATGTTCGTTTAGCAAGCCGAGCAATTGATTTGTTTAAACAAGATATAGGATTAGCTTCTACTAAGAAGAAACAGACTCGTAAGAAGTCTAATAGGAGTTCAAGCTCAACGGCTGCTGATATGGTATCTACCAAGACTACAACGATAGATGCTACGTCTGAGCCTAAAATTTGGACTCAAGAGGAGATCGCAGCACTCCCTATGGATGAGTTTGATCGTCTCGAATCCGAGATAGATAAAGCTCTTGAAGAAGGTAGAGTGCGTGATTAAAAGTATAACTATTAACATTTAAAGGTGACTTAAAATGGCTTATAATCAATCTGATGCTCTATTCGAGCAATCGACTGATACTAATGGTAACTTTGCGAACTCCGTAACTGGACAAACTAATGCATTCTTTATGCCCAAGGTTTATTCCAAGAAGGTACTTAACTTTTTTAGAAAAGCCTCGGTAGCTGAAGCGATCACTAACACCGATTATTCTGGTGATATATCTGCATTTGGTGACACAGTACGGATCGTTAAAGAACCTACGATTACTGTTTATCAGTATGAAAGAGGTGCTGACGTAACGCAAACCAAACTTACCGACATGGAAGAAACCCTTACTGTTGATGTAGCAAACGCTTTCAAATTCAAAGTAGATGACATTGAGAAATCTATGTCTCACGTAAACTGGAAAGAGGTCGCATCCTCTTCTGCAGCTTACGCTCTAAAAGATGCTTTTGATGAAGGTGTCATTGCCGAAATGTTTAGTGGAGTCTCAACTTCATCGCCTGACCACGTGTTAGGTGCTGATGCTTCTGCGGCTACTCAAACAATGGGGCAACATCAAGGCGGCTCTAATTCTATCGACCTTACTGGTTCTGATGGTACTGGCGCTGATCCTCTTGATGTAATGGCATTTATGGCTAGACTATTAGACGAACAAAACATCCCTGAAGAAGGTAGATGGTTTGTAGCTCCGCCTTCATGGTATGAGCAACTGTCTCAGTCTGGTTCAAAATTAATGTCAGTTGACTACAACGCAGGTCAAGGTTCTTTAAGAAATGGCTTAGTATCAAGTGGAAAGTTACGTGGTTTTGATATGTACAAATCTAATAATATTGCTGCTGCTTCTACAGCAAGTGGTAAAGTATTAGCTGGACATATTTCAGCCTGCGCTACTGCACAAGCTATCACACAAACTGAAGTGATCCGTGATCCTGACAGCTTTGGTGACATCGTTAGAGGTCTTCACGTCTATGGCGCTGATGTACTTCGTAGCGAAGCTCTAGTAGCTGCTTTCTATGCGATTGACTAATCGTTAATTCGAGCAGAAAAACGTATGTGGGAAGGGAATTTTATGTTCGCCTTCCCCATACTAAATAGAGAAAACAAATGCCACAAATAGGAACAGACTCAAGACCTGTCATCTTAAAGAATAAGAAGAAAGGCAATAGAAAATTAATAAGTGCAGGCACTAGAATGACCGCACAAGAAAGAAAAACATACAATAAGAATTTTGATAGAATTTTTGGAAAACCCCAAAAGAATTATAACAGACAAAAAGGTTAAAGTAACTTCCTATTATAAATAGTTACTACAATAATAATATTGAGGAATTTATAGTGAAAATTAAATTACTATCTTTGGTTGCTTTTTTATTGACAGTTTCTGGCTGTTCTATTTTTGAAGAAACAGTAGATGCTGGTAAAAACGTAACGGCTGCAGTTGTAGACGAATCTATGGATTTAGGCAGAACTGCAATATCTATACCTGTTCAAGCAATAGGAACTGTAGTTGATAAACTAGAAGAAGAAACTGAAGAACAAACACCTGAAGAGTAAATAATAAATGGCAACTACATACTTACAATTAACTAATGAGTTATTAAGAGAATCAAATGAAGTTGTTTTAACATCTTCAAATTTTAGTAGTGCTGTAGGCATACAGGCGCATGTTAAAGATTGTGTTAATAGAGCATATAATGATATTGTAAGCGCAGAACCTAGATGGTCTTTTCTAGCTACAGGTGAAAGCGGTGCTACCGATCCTTTTTATGGTAATGTTTATGTTGAAACAGTAGCAGGAACTCGTTGGTATGAATTAAAAGCAGCCTCAAGTTCTATAACCACTGATTATGGCGCTATAGATTGGAATGATTTTTATCTAACAACGATAGGTGTTAGTGGAGCTTCTACACCATATACAAGTAGAAACTTATCTTTTCTTACAGCAGAGGAATGGAAAGATCACTATAGAGAAGCAGAGAATATAGACGATGCCGATACACAAACATATGGTGAGCCAAAAACTGTTATAAGAAGTCCTGACGGTAGAAAATTTGGAGTAAGTCCAATACCAGATAAA